TAACGAAGGGGATTTGTTTGAGGAAATGTGGAACAATGGGTTGAGTGAAGGTTCTCCAATGAATTCTATAAAGATCTCTTGGGACACCGTCCCATATAGAGACGAAGAGTTTAAACGACGCACGATTGACGCTATAGGCTTAGACCAGTGGAATAAAGAGTATGAGTTTTGGGTGTAGAGCATGGCTATAAGAAACTGGTAACTTTTGTGGATCGTAGATGGTCTACTGGAGATTTGTATACACAAATAGTTTCATTTTATCTAAGTCAATTGAACCGGATTATTATTTCTGCAAAAACGACATACGCCTACACAAATTCAATCTGAGAAACTCCCCATCTGAAATAAACAAAGATTGTTCCATAAACGAGGCAGCAATGGCTTTGGGGTATTTAAAAATTTGGGATTGCGGTAAATTAAAATTCGAAAAAGTGTTGTTGCCAAGGTCATAGAATTTATATAGAACTAAATAATTGAGATGACTTGTCCCATTTGTTTATGAGTAGAAGAAGTAACCCAAGACTTAAAAAAGCTTTCTCCGAGCAGTCCTATACAGTAGAACAAGCACAAGAGTTAATGAAATGTGCCAGAGACCCGGTTTATTTCATTACAAACTATGTGTTTATCAAACACCCGGTTAGGGGACAGATCAAGTTCTCCATGTATGATTATCAACAAAATATGGTCAGACAATTTGAAAAGAATAGATACAATATTGTTCTAGCATCTAGACAGGTTGGTAAGACTGAAACATCTGCGGCATATCTACTCTGGTACGCCCTATTCAACGAAGAGAAGATGGTGTTGATTCTTTCCAATAAATCCGATGGCGCTAAAGAGATTATATCCAAGATTCAAAACGCTTATGAAGAATTGCCACATTGGCTGAAGCCGGGGATCGATGATGATTCTTGGAATAAGCATGAATGTAGGTTTGACAACAAGTCTAGAATTCTTGCTGGTGCCACTTCTGCCGATTCTGCCCGTGGTCTTGCTATCAGTCTTTTGTATCTTGACGAGTTCGCATTTGTAAAGACACACTTACAGGAAGAGTTCTGGACTTCGGTTTTACCAACTCTATCTTGTTTGTCGGGTGATACTTTAATCTTTACACAAGACGGTTTGAAAGAAATAGAAGAATTCCACAAGGAAAAAAATGTGGGAGACTATTTTGAGATAAAAGGCTTGGCCACATGGGGGATCGGTGGAAGAGAACGTGTTTCCCATGGTTATGTTAGTCCGGAATCTGAAACCCAAATCATTACAAATCTTTGGGGGATGGAGGTGGAAGCCACGCTCAAACACCCGTTTTGGGTTGCTGGGCCGGATGGTCCATTCATGAAACCCAATCAAGAATTATCAGAAAAAGACTATATTCGTGTAGATTCTGGAATGAACATGTGGGGTAATAACACATTGAAACCAGAGCATGCATATATGCTAGGTGGTTATATTGCAGAGGGTTGGACGCAGAAGAAACACACAACAGGTAAAGCATACAGTATTCTGGTCTCGAATACAGATGACGAATTCAGAGATGTATATTTAAACTCTAATTTGATAAAGGAATTTACACAACATAGTCAAGAATCTCATAAGTTGGTTTGTAGTTCTCTAGAGTTGGTAGAAACTTTTGAGAGTTGGGGCGTTGACGTATACGCGAAATGTTACGAGAAAACCACCCCAAAGACTATTTTTACTAGTTCTAAAGATACCGTAACAAACTATTTAGCAGGACTTTTCGATGGAGACGGCTCCATTACAGATCGTTCTATAAACTTAACAAGCACCAGCAAGAAGTTGCTAAAAGAAACACAATTATTACTATTGAATATGGGAATCATCAGTAGAGTATATATTAATGATGGTACTAAAAAGAGGCCAAGAAGAATCGCCAAAAACAACAGTGTTACTCAAACCTGTAGAGACTCGTATTCTCTCAATATACCGTTGTCGCAGTATGAGTTGTTTAAACAAAACATACCCATACGAATACAAAGAAAAATCGATAAACTAAATCACATCATTTCAAATAGAAAGCAAGATGACTACAAACAGTTCACAATCCCTTGTGATGTTATTACACCAACAATAAGAAAGATTTTGAAAGAATGCAATCTTACGATAGGAAGAGCGAGAACCGAGTATAACATTCGCTTGGATAAAATACTGGACGGGAAATCTGGTAGAGTCTGTACCAACCAAAAATTTAATCTATTTTCCGATATGGTGAAAAAAGAAAATAGTGTTGTTTGGGAAAAACATAAATCATTTTGGGATGGATATTTGGTGAAAACCTCATGGGTGAAAATAAAAAAAATGACTCCGTCTTATCAGAAAAAGACCTATGATTTTACTGTTCCCGGATCACATTCATTTTTACAGTCCGGGTTCATGGGGTCAAATACAGGTGGTTCATGTATCATTTCAAGCACCCCAAATGGCAACAGCAATCGATTTGCACAAATGTGGAGAGAGGCAAACAATGATGGGGAATTTGTTCCTACACATGTTCCGTGGAACGCTCCTCCGGGTCGAGATGAAGATTTCAAAAAGCAACAGATTAGCATCCTTGGAAAAAGAAAATGGCTTCAAGAGTATGAGTGTTGTCATGGAGATACATTAATTGAGCTTTCTAATTCAGATGGTACTAGGTTTGTCAAGGTGCCAATTTGCATGGCTTACGAGGCATTGGAACGGGACGTTGATATATTTGACATGAATCCCGGAATTCTTACAGGAAAGTATGTAGTTTCCCCACTAGACGGGAAAAAATATTGTAGATGTAACGGCCAATTTTTTAAACATATAAAAAGCTACGGTTATTGTTCGTATCAAGATTTTTTTGAATCATTATTTCCGGCCCACATAAAGTATTGCGGTTGTGGTAATAGGGCCAGTTTCAAGAATGCATCAATGTCGTACTATAGTGGATGTGGCGAAATATTCTGTAGGAATAGAAATATATCATCTAGGAAGAAAAAGTTCACGAAAAAAGACTGGCAGGTTGTCGCAGACCGGTATAGAAAAACAATGTCTAAAAAAGAACCAGATGAAATAAGAGAGATTATAGAGCGAAGAACGAAAAATGGACACGCGAATTGCAGCTACAAAAAATCGGTAACCAAGAGGCGAAAAACCTGTACTGAACGCCATGGTAGTTCCGTTTATAATAATCCTAGCAAAATATCTTATACCAAGAAAAATTGGACAAAAGAAAAAAAGGAAGAATTTTTGTCAAGACTCAAGGAGTCTCTCGGCGGGAGATGGTTGAATGACTATCATGACGAAAAAATGTATAAAAGACGGAGAAAAACTTTAGAAGAAAGTGGGAGTGTTGTCCCAATAGAAGCATTATCCGAGTGGGAGTTGTATCGAAATGAAGTTCGAAATCTCACAAAAAGGAATTACAGAAAATTCAAAAAGATTATTAATCCAAATAATTTGCCTAGAGGAAACGGAAGAGGCAAATATCATCTCGATCATATAATTCCCGTTTTATACGGTTTTTTGAATGATGTCCCTGTAGAAGAAATGGCCGGTGTGGATAACTTACAAATGTTGTTGGATAAAGATAACAGGAAGAAATCGTATAAGTACGAGGGGGTATACGATGGTCAAGAATGATAAGGGATGGAAGATACTCGCGAAAAACGGATTCGAATCTTTTGCCGGTATAGCCAATCAGGGTAAGAAGGAAATATTGGAAATTCGGTTTACAGACAAAACTTCGGTTAAGGTTTCGCTCGACCATGTACTGTTTAGCTTAGATTGTGAAGAAGTGTCGGCTAAAACTATAGTTTCAGGGGATAAAGTTCTTTCCACTGACCCAAAACACCCAAAAACTGTTCAGGATGTTTTCGAAATAGATGGTGCAGAAACTTTTGATATTATAGAAACTGAAAGCAATACATATTTTTCAAACGGAATATTGAGTCATAACTGCCACTTTCTTTCATCAGACGTAACGTTGATTGACAACTTTGCACTCACCCAAATAGAGAAAAAGCTCGACGATTTATACAAGTCCAATGGTGGTGAGCCTATTATTGAAATGACGGTGGCTGACGTAGATTTTTTCAAAAAGCCCAAGAAGTCTCTCGCTTATATTGTCAGTGTTGACGTAAGTACGGGGTCTGGTAAGGACTATTCTGTAATACAAATAACCGAGTTCCCTACAATGCAGCAAGTTGGTCAGTTTAGGTCTAATCAGACTTCGGAAAAGTTTTTGTATTCAAAGTTGAAGAATATACTATTGTTCTTGGAACAGAACAGTAAAGAGGTATATTTTTCCGTAGAAAACAACGGTGTGGGGTCTAGCATTTTAGCGATGTATGAATTCGATGATAGGCCGCCGACTAAGTCATATTTGATATCAGATTCCATAGGGAACAGGTTGGGTATAACAATGTCAGAGCAGGTAAAAAGGCGCACTGCATTGAAACTAAAATCCATGGTGGAGACTGAAGCCTACAAAATTCTTTGTCCTGTTTTAATTAACGAATTCAAAAATTACACAAGACAGGGCGCAACTTTCAAAGCTGAAGCAGGTGCGACGGATGACATCATTGCTTCTTTGTTGATCATGGTTCGAATTTTAGAAGAAATGGCAGATTTCAACCCATACGCATATGAGAAAGTTTATAACGCGAAGGGATATGATGATAAACAGGATGAATGGGAAGAAACTTTTGTAGAAAACCCGAATAGTCTGGATGATGCACCAATGCCTATTGTATTTTGATAAATAGAAAAGACCCCAACCGAATATTATGAAACTGAAATCCCTTTTCGAAAGAACCATGAATTCTTTAGTCACTGTCACTCGTCAAAATTTTGGAGGTGGTAGGGATGATCGGTCGCACGTGGTCCAGATAAATAATGTTAGGTATATACCGTCTGTTCAACAGGGGTGGCTTGAGGTCCGATGCGATACTACAAGTACCAACAGTGGAAACACTTACGAAACAGTTATTCGGTTTGATGGTGTTAAGTATATCGGAAAAGAAGAATTTAATTCTTCGGTAAATGATCCTTCAATGCAGGTGGTTGATTTAACTGGAACGGATGGAAATTTGTATTATGCTAGATATGACAATGCCAGATCGTTGGATGTTCAAGTAAGGTGTACTTGCGAGGATTTTAGATGGAGGTTTGCTCCATACAACCATGGCGATGGTAGTTTGCATGGAAACCCACCACCCGTGTACAGTAAGAAAACTAATAGACCTCCCGTTAATCCAACACGAAGTCCGGGCGTCTGTAAACATTTAAGAAAGCTAAAGACCGTATTAGAAAGAGAAGATTTTTTCAAATTGTTGTTGAATTAAAAGTTTTAAGACTCTAAACTGCAACAATGAAAAAAGAGGCACATGGGGTGCCTACAAGAACGATCCAAAAGATCAACAAGAAAGCAAAGCTAAGAACCTAAAGGAGAAAAAGCATGCCTAAGAAATCAATGAAAGAAATTCGAGCACTCGCCAAGAAAAAAGTGTCTGGTGAAGAACGCAATACCAAACGCTACAATCCAGACGTATACCCGTTTTGGAAGATGAACGAGGGTGAAGTAGCAACAGTAAGATTCCTCCCGGACAAGAATACAGACAATGATTTTCCTCTAGTAGAAAGATTAGACAACTGGCTTACCATAGACGGTAAGAAGAGAAGAATCACAAGCCCCAAAACATTCGACCCCAAAGCGAGATGTCCTATTGCGGAACTATCCGCAAAGTACTATGATGCGGGAGACGAAGAGAATGGCAAATATTACTACAGAAGTGCAACACATTTAGCTAGAGCATTGGTAATTTCTGACCCTCTTCCACCCGATCCAGAAACCGGCGAAACTTATAAAGGTAAGGTTGTCACCCTACAGTTGGGTTATCAGCTTTACACCAAGTTTATGGAAGACCTTGGAAACGTTTTCGATGATGATGATGCTCTACCATGGGATTTAGAAGAAGGTTTTAATTTCAATCTTAAGAAAATCACCAACAAAGGCGGACAGGCCAAGTGGGACTCTTCTTCCTACTTCGACCGCAAACCTTCCCCTATTCCGGACGAATATCTTGAGAACATAGAATTGATCGACTTGCGGGAACTCCTAGGAGAGCCCACTACTTATGATGAAGTGAACGAACTCCTAGCCCAGCACCTAAAAGGTTCTGTGGATAAAGATGGGGATGACGATCTAGACAAGAAGAGGGTTGGTACACAGAATTCCGAAAAGTCTTCTAAGAGGGCAGCAGCCCTAGCTAGGTTGAAGGGAGAAGATGTGTCTGAAGGAGAAGGGTTCGATGATGTTCCCGACTTTGATGATAGCACTGGATCTTCGGACGATGGTGACGACAGAACAGAGGCTGCTGATGACGATGACGGTGACGATCTAAGTGATCTTCAAAACTTGATTCGGAATAGAAGAAAGTCTGCTTGAGTTTCAACCATCAAATAGATTGTTAAAATCGGACCAAGCCTATATCCTAGATATAGGCTTTTCCTTTATCAAAAAACTAAGGAGATAATAATGAGTAAAAGCAAATTTATGAAATCGATGGACGCCCGTGGAAAGCTTGACGGGGTTAATGTTCATTCGGCACCACCCCGCCTTTGGCTGAGTACGGGAAATTGTGCAGTGAACAAGGTCATATCGGGAAAATTTTATAGAGGATACGCTGGAGGAAGACTAGCTATGATCACAGGTCCATCTGATTCGGGAAAGAGTTTTCTTGCAATGTCTGCTGCGGTACAGGCACAAAAAAATGGATACGGCGTGTTCATTGTGGATAGTGAAAACGCCATAGACGACAACTACATGGAAGCCGTTGGATTGGATCTAGAAGACGAGTTGTTGATGTACAACAGTGTCAATTCCTTAGAATCTGGGAAAAAGTTGATCTCTGAATTCATTCAAGAATACAGGGCTAACAAAGAAGACCTTCCTCCGTTCCTTCTTTTGATTGATAGCTTAGATGAGCTAAGAACAAAAGCCCATGTTGAAAAAGAAGAAAAGGGTGTAATACACAATGATCAAGGCCAGAAGGCCAAACAATTGAAACAATTGGGTGGTGATATAATGCATGAGATTCGAGATCTTGATATTTTTTGCGTTGCCACTAAGCAACCATACCAAAATCAAGATCTTATCATGAAGAAGGTTGATCCGTATATCATAACTGAGTCTATGAAGTTTCCATTTTCTCAGATTGTTATGTTAACAAATCGTCGAGTCAAGGATGCAAAGACCAAGACTGTTGAGGGTATTGCTTTGAACGTACTGGGGTATAAAACTCGTTTTGCTAAGCCTCGTCAGAAGGTGACGATTGAAGTACCATACGATACGGGCATTGATCCGTACAACGGTTTGTTGGACATAGCGGAGAGCTTGGGGGTAATTTCTAAATCTGGGGCATGGTATTCATATAAAGATGATAAGTTTCAAACCAAATCGGCAGATGAAGAAACCCTAAATAAAATATTACAAGACCTCATCGAATTAGATGATAATGGTGATCATTTTATTGATACATTGAACGAAGAGGAGTCAGATGACTAAAAGCTTAAAAGATGTTATTTTGGAGCGCGACCGTGTATACGCTGATAGTGTTAGAAAAATCTCTCTACTTTTTGTAGAGAGATTGTTTTCTGCAATCGAAGTTGTATTGTTTAATGGGCATGATGTTGATATGATCATGGGAGATATCAACATAGTACCACAAAATTTAAACTATGTCACCCTAGTGATGCTCGTGACAATCAACACAAACACACAGGAACAAAAGAAAACGCGGGTAGCCAACACGCTAGCATTTCCCATCCCTATTGACATTCTAGAAAAAGGAACAGTAACTGATATTATTGAGTATCTAGAAGCTCTTAAAAATGATGTAGAGGCAACGAGTAAGCCCGTACCATCTGAAATGAAAGAAGTGGGGGTACGCCAAAAAATTGTTGATAGGGTCAATTATAGGGATATAGACGGAGAAGAACTTCAGTTGGACGACATACAAAAAGAGTTAATAAAATTCACACAAGTTACCGAAATAAAACATTGAGATTATTATGCAGAAGAAACAGATAGTATTAACAGCCAAAGAAGCTGAAAATTTTTTGAGTTTATTGGATGAATATGAAGACCGTCTTTCTGGGTGGAAAAAAAATGTTTCTTTGGACAATAAAAACATTCAGATGGTTAATATAGAACAAGTCGCTTGGATAGCCTACTATGACGAAATCAAGGTGGAATTGAAACATTATCTTGATGATCTAGATCGAAGATTGAAAAGACAGAAGGCTATAGCTATTAAAGTAATATATGATACCATGCAAAAGTCTATCACTGATCGAATGGTAGACAAATTAGCAGAAGAGAATAAAGATTACGAAAACATATATGCGCTATACTTAGAATTTAAAAATTTGTATGAACGAGCAGACATGATTGTAAATGCTTTTCAACAAAGGGCGTATGCGATAAACAACATCGTAAAAATTCGAGAAAAAGAACTTCAGGGTATTACACTTCATATATGAGTAAGAAAATAGCAACCGTCCGTCTTATAAATGAGGTTCAAGCCGCAATCAACGGAGTATCACCCCGTGAGTGTAAGGAACTGAGTGACGAGTTTTCGTTTTTTGCGAACAATTATTTCTTTAATCCTGAGTTTCAACTAGAACGTTGGGACGGAAAGACCAAATTTTTTACACCCGGTGGTGTTACTTATATTGAAATGCTCCCAGATGTTCTATTTGAACTTAAGGACATGGGGTATTCGATAAAGCTTAAGGACGAAAGAAAACCTTTTGATCTTGTTGTAGAAAAAATAGGAAAAGATTATTTTAGCGAGTATGGTTGGACCATTGCTGACCATCAATTGAAAGCAATTAATGCAGTAACTGAAAATAACCACAAAGGGATAATAAAGGTGGGGACCGGTGGTGGGAAAACTCTTATTACTGCGGTACTGGCCGATTTGTATAGGAATAAAGGTAAAAGAATTATCATAATTGTACCAAACAAAGACTTGATTGAACAAACAAAAGAAGAAATTGAACAATTTGGTATAGAGGTAGGCGCTTATTACCAGAAGGAAAAGAATCTGGGGCCAGCGATTGTTGTTTCTACATGGCAGTCTTTAGGAAGAAATCCACGCATATTGCACGACTTTGACGGTTTCATGGTTGATGAAGCCCATGGTATAAAAGCTAATGTTTTACAGAATCTTCTTTGTGGTGACACTGGAAAAAACATGCCAATACGAATAGGTCTTACTGGAACATTACCAGATCACGATACGGACAAATTGACCGTTTTTTGTGCGTTGGGGCAAGTTGTTTCGGAGGTTCGTTCAGAGCAATTGATTTCAGAAGGATGGCTGGCTAAACTAAATTTGACAATGTTGGGGTTCAAGGAAGATTTCAAGGAAGAGTATGAACAGTTTAAAAATCAGTTCAAAGATGATCCAAAATTGAAAGATGTTGCGTATGCGGAGTTTAAGAGAAAATATCTTTTCCCGGAATACCAGAACGAAAAAAGTTACCTCATACACAACTCGGATCGTATGGAAACTTTGGCATTGATGATTCAAAAGACAACAGAAAAGTATGGCAATTCTTTTGTCTTAGTTAATTCTGTAGATTTTGGTAAAAAACTCTCAAAATTGATTGGTGATAATGCTATATTTATCAGTTCTTCTATTAAAGACAGAAAGCCCATTTACAAAAGTTTCGACGAGAGTAATGGAATAGTCGGTATTGCTACTTTCAATCTCGCTAGTACCGGATTGAATATCCCTAGACTTTTTAACGTGTTTGTTGTTGACGGAGGAAAATCGTCGGTTCGGGTTGTACAGACTATTGGTCGTGGTCTAAGAAAAGCGGTAGACAAAGACCAAGTTAATGTAATTGACGTTTATTCGTCTGTGGTATTTTCTACAAAACACGCCGCAAAACGAAAAAAGATTTATAAAGAAGAGAAATACGCGTTCACGGAATTGAAATCCTTGAAATACGAAGAGAAAACGGACAGAGAAAAGACTGTACAAAATCTTCTCAAGACTATAAAATCTTTAAGATATGATTCAAAATTGGAAAACGAGGTGTTTGATTAATGGTGTTTTTGGATGAGAACAATGTCCCAATATTTCTAGAAAGCATTGATGTCCCGACTGTTTCTGAATATTTCTGGAGCCTTTCTCTCAAAGAGAAGGATTTTATGTTAAATGAAATAATAACACTTGAGGAAATGGAAGTGTCTGCTCTGATGCTGGCTATTATGGGATATGTCATTAAAATTCCAACATCATGGAACATGTTAATCTATTCTCAGGAGACTTTTCAGATAGATGTAATAGAAGTACATGAGTTGACCAAGGGGAATTTCAGTGCGGTCGTATACGACCATCAGAAAGATTATGTCGTTCCCGGTGTGGGCTTGGTAAAGGTGTTGGATTACATCCCAAATAGCAAGATAATGACACCCACTTTGCACAAATCTACAATGCTTTGTCATCCGATAGGACCGAGACATTGGGTGTGTGTTTCACCAACAGATAACTACAATAAATATTTGAAAGGCGCAGTCATAGGAGATTTGTACTAATGTCAACACCAAAAGGAAAAAAATTTACCGTTTCAGAATTTCAAACATGGCTTGATGGTATCATGGAATTTCAAGAATCGGGGTGGTCTCCTTCAGCAGAACAATGGAAAGCCATTTACCAAAAGATACAGAATTTAAAAGAGCCGCCCCAAAGTCCTAGGACTGTAAAAGTTGATGCGTCTTCAATCAGCGAGATAGTAGATGGAATTGCACAGACCATACCAGATATCGGGCACGTTGATTTTGAGCTTATGACAAATGTACTGAATGCTATATTCAGTCAGATACGACAAGGTGCAAACTTTGGACAGATGCCACACTCAACACCAACAAACACGGGTGGTAGTGGTCAGAACATGCCCTTACAAAGACCTCCGCCTGTTCAAGGAGACGATTTGGCTAACATACCCTTGAGCAAACTGAGAGAGCAGCAGGTCCAGTTGACCGGAAAGCCACAAGGGAACTCCAATCTTGTTGTAGATGATGTAAAAGACGAATTCGTTTAAAACAATGTCAGTATATTATGAAAAGCTTGCAAACCGAGATTTGTGGGTTGATGGACAATCCAGCTTGTCGGTTGATGCCATTTGTGACAAAATTTTTTGTGGCGAAAATCTAAGAGATATTCTTTCTAATAATATAATCAGCGGTAGAGACAAGAGAGAAGTAGATAAGTTTCTCAAACTCGTACCTGAGTTCAAGGGTTCGAAAGTTTGTTACAAGGAAAAAACCCATGTGGCTGGGTTCGATACTTCTTTTGACATTGACGAGAAATACAAAAACCTAGGCATTGAAAAAATTTTGGTCAAAAAGATCAAGACCGAGATACACAAAAAGCAACTAAACGACGAAGAGGTACTTCTAAGAATAGAGAGGATACAACACGAGTTGGAATTATATAAGAATCATGGTTTGACTGATGTACTCTCGGCCTGTCTTTATATCGTCGATACCTTTAGAAACAACAACATCGTTTGGGGTCCGGGTCGTGGGAGTGCTTGCTGTTCTTATGTTCTTTACTTGATTGGAATTCACAATATAGATAGTGTAGCCTTCGATTTGCAAATGGACGAATTCCTAAGATGATTATAAATAACAACACGTATGATATCAAAGGAGTCACATAATGGCTAGAAAAGTGAAGAGCTTAAAGGGAGAAGAGATAGATTTTGATCTATTGAAAACAAAACAGGAATTGGGTCAAAAGGAAACGGTTCTCGAAGTTCGCGATAGAGAAGATTTTGTTCACACCAAGAGACGTACTAGGGGCCGCGCGGCGCTTATTCAACGTTTGAATAAAAATAAGAAAACACGAGAGTCAAGGTCTAACGAGGAAACGTCCAAAGTAGGTCGTGAGTCCGAGACTACTACAACTAAGAAAAGAAAGATCGTCAAGAAAAACTAAGGAAAATTATGAAAGTATCACTTTTTGAAGATAAAATAGCATTTAGGTTTGAGGAAGAGATTACAAATCACGGATTTATAAATAAAACAGAGTCGGGTTTGTATATACAAGAAGTACATTCCGAACAAATCAAACGTCCTCGTTGGGGGGTGGTGTTACAAACCGGTCCTGATTGTACAGAAGTTTCCGAAGGTGATGTCATATTGATTGAAAACTCTATGTGGACTAATGGAATTGATTTTGAAGAAACCGAAAGTAGTCAGTTTTGGGTAACACGAGAGCGCAATGTCATTGCAGTTAGAGACCGGAACCCCATAAATACCAAACAGAACATAACCGTTTAACAACTTATGCCATTCTTAATAATGATAACGCTAGGCACTCTTCTTATCGCCAGTGCCGCAATATTTTTTAGTGTTTTGGGGCTTGTCCAGACGTTTTCCGAAACTGCACTCTATTGGGGTACAGCCATAGAAATAGCCAAATTGGTGCTTGCTTCTTTTGTTTATCGCTATTGGGATAAAATGGAAACTTTGTCAAAAATGTTGGGAGTTTTCTTTGTTGGATTGTTGATGGTGATAACTTCTCTTGGAATATCGGGGCATATTCTTTCTTCTATGCAGCAGGGTGATTTGGAATTAACAGCCCAGCAAATACAAACTGAAACCGCTAACAGCCGTATTTCTAGAATACAAGAGAGAATAGATTTCGTAGATCAAAGGATCGAGCAGGGGCGGTCTAGATTAGAAGCAATTGACGAAGAAATAGCTCTAGTTCCCAATAATTTTGTTACTGCTAGACGACAACTTATTCAAGAACGTCAACCCGAAAAAGATCAAATTCAAAAAACCATAACCGGGCTTTTCGACGAACGAGATGCGTTGTTCTTACAGATTGAACAGGCTGAGTCGGAGAGAGGAGAATTGTATTTAGAAACTAAACAGATAGAAGTTAAAGTCGGTCCCATAGTAAAAGTGGTAGAAACTTTTGGGGCAGATGCCGCCAAAGCAATATACATTTTCATTCTTATTATTGTTTTAAGTTTTGACCCGGTTGCAGTATATTTGACGGTTGCAGCGAATCGTGTTGCAATTGATATTCGTATGAAAAAAGAACAGAAAGACACCATGGACGAATCACCCAGAACAGGGTCTAAAATGATTTCCGGTAAGCACATCAAAGATGACGGCAAATTGGATAACATAGTCGAAACTATGAGCTACATCAAGGATCGACTAAAAAAAGAAGATGAAAAAAAACAGCAGTTCAGAGACTCTTTGTCTTGATGTATAGACTCTAAGCTTATATAATTGTCTCCACTTGTATTAGGAGACAATATATGCCGAAACAACTCTGGTGGCAAAAACACCGACCGTCCACCGTAGACAATTTCATATTTCAGAGTGACGAACAAGAACGCTTTATTCGTAAATGCGTGGAAGAAAAAAGCATCCCGCACCTTCTGTTGCATGGACCCAAGGGCTCCGGAAAAACCACTTTGGCGCAGATCATAATCAACGCTCTCGTGGAACCAGAAAACATTTCATCTGACGTTTTAAAAATCAACGGTTCTAAAGACGGTAAGATAGATAATATCAGAAAACAATTGATAAATCATGTCACGAGAGTCCCTATGGGAGACGTTCAGCTTGTTTTTGTGGATGAAGCCGACGGTCTGTCATCTTCGGCACAAGATTCTCTCAGGGGCATTCTAGAGGAATATGACGCAGATGCTAGGGTGATATTCACTTGCAACTATGTACAACGGTTGACCCCAGAGCTTCGTTCTAGGTTTACTCAGATGAAGTTTACCCCGCCCGATAAAGACGAAATAGTTCCCTATTGTGTCGATATACTAGATGTCGAGGGAATAGATCCTAGTAAAAAGGAAAATTTAAAAGCTTTCAAGGAAATTATCGATGGCTATACCGGAGATCTTCGACAACTCGTCATAACACTAGAAAACTCTGCATATGGTGATTCTCTTAATGTTTCATCCATAGAAGACGGGAATATGGACATTAAGTTATCAATTTTCGATAGCGTTGCGGAAGATAATTGGATACAAGCGAGAAGAATAGCAGCAGAAAATTTCAGAGACGAAGAATTGATTGAGGTATATAGATTCTTGTATGAATACTTAGAAGATATGGAGAAGTTTAAAGATCCAAAAGATTTTAAGAAAGGAATAATTATTATCTCTGACTACATGTACAGGCATGCTGTGCATCCAGATCAGGAAATTAATTTTGCTAGTTGTTTAGTCAAACTATCTGAGGTGTGACATGCGGTTGACAGAAGAGCAGGTAAAGAAAGAACTCAATGATGTTTCCCGTTTTCCCGAGAATGCGGATAAACTGTCATGGAGAAGAAAGATGGAGAAAATGGAGGGTTTTTTGAAAGAACTTGAGCCCATAGAAGAAGAAATATTCAACCTATATGAAAAGAAAATTCCTATCACGGACAAGATAGCCAAACTTAGAAAAATTATGGTTGATGAATGTATTCATCCAAAGGATCATCTCGTACATAAAGGCACTCATATCGAATGCAAGTTTTGCAATAAGATCATCAAACCGGTGAGGAAAAATGATTGATATTTTTGATCAACTGGACAAGATAGACAACTTTGATCTAGCTGCCATCAAAAACGAAGAGTTTCTCAAAGACTTCAATCCCTTCATGGTCAACAAATGGATGGCTGCTACACCCAACCCCAGACGAGTATTGTTGGTTAATGAAATACTTAATTCTATGATATTTCAATTGCACCGAGAGAAGAAGCTATTGTATTATTTGTCGTGTGCATCTTCGACTGGACCGGAACGCTATTCTTGGGTGAAGAGACCAAAAAATGTCCCTGACCCCATCACAGAGATCGTCTCACGGTATTATGATATCTCTTATAGAGAAGCTGAAATGTCTTTGAAACTCTTGGAAAGGGAAGATATATTGGAAATGGCCGAAGAATTAGGGTTGGACAATAAGGATTTGAAAAAGATAAAGAAACATTTATGATACCAAAATTTCATCAATGTGAATTTTGTTCTAAGACTTTTGCAAACGAGATCAACCTTTCTAAGCACCGTTGTGAGTTTATGGAAAGGTACGAGTATATCACCGAGAAGGGGTCAGGAGTTGTACTGTTTAAACTCTATAAGTTTTGGTTGAAGGATAAGAAAAGATCTGTAAAGTACGTTGACCATCAAACCTTTATACATTCCACACATTACAAGCCTTTTGTTCGTTTCATGGAGTTCGCTAAGAAAAATAGTCTACCGAATAAAGAACTTTATATATCTTATTGCAATTCGAGAGACATTAGTCCCAAATCATGGACAGATGCGAAGCTTTATGAAGAATTTATTGCATGGTATGACGAATTATATCCATATAATAAGCAACTTGAAATAAGCATTAAGACTATATTCCAGATATGCGAATGGTTGGAACTCGATGACCCTGCACAAATATTTGATGAATTGGACAGTAAGACTATTTTAGAACTACTGAGGCGTAGGAAAATATCTCCGTGGCTGTTTTTTAACAGCGCGGTTTTTATGGATTATTTAAAAACAAGGGCGTCCGCTGTCGAACGTGACCACATCCAATTAGTAACAAATCCCGTAAGATGGAAAACTATATTCAAAGACAATCCAAAAAAGAGAAGAAATGCAATTAATCTGATAAAAGAAATTGGACTATAAATAAATAGGAATGACTTGAAAACTTTATATCTAGATGTCAATAAACTGTAGAGATGCCTCTTATACCATCCAGAAGGTAGATACAAATACCGAAGACATAACCGTAAACAGAGGTCAGATAGATCAGACCTCTCTAGACATCACGCTTCTCGGGAAAAGAAGAAGGGAATATGGAGAAATCTTCAATGAAAATCTACTGAGAATTCTGGAAAACTTTAGTTCTCCGGAAGATGGTTCCAATCCCGGAAATCCAGATCCTAATTTCACAAATGGCGGGGTTTTATCTAATCCCACTTCCGGACAGCTATGGCATAATTCGACAGATGACAGAATTTACCATTTCACGGGATTTGAGTGGAAGATTTTGGGGGAGCTTGGGGACGTTGCCGGTAACTTTGGAACAATTATGAGCGGAGAACAATTACCCCGACCGGTGAGTGTGTTTACCGGATATGTGTTTCCGTATGAAGAATGTAGCTGGGTAGTAGCACCAGCTTATTATGATGATGAAATAGAATACATGGCATGCTATACAGATGATCAGGCTAACGTCACATTTGAATACCGCCGAGTGGGTGAATCTTCCTTAGTTTCTGGTAGTGTTACATATCAGATAATTGGCATCCGGGATAACAACAGTTTGGGGGTTCAGGTGACACCCACACCGCCACCTTCGGTGTCTCCCACACCGAGTGCTTCGCTGACACCGACTCCGACTCCGACACAATCAGTTTCGGCATCTGCGGTCGCAGCCACACCGACACCTACACCTACAGCATCTGTAACGGGAACGCCGGGGGCGTCACCACCGGCCACACCGACACCTACACCTACAGCATCTGTAACGGGAACGCCGGGGGCGTCACCACCGGCCACACCGACGCCAACACCGACACCATCACCAACACCTTCGGTAACCTCAAGTCAAACGCCGACACCAACACCGACACCATCTTCTTCAACGGAAACTTTCGGGAACGTAGAAGCTGCAACATACACACACTTTGTTGTTGGGGGCGTCACGGCGGACGAACTGTCTATACGCTTCGTCCTGCAGCCCAACGGAGATATTGATCGTATTTCAACTATTGATGGTGTGGTGGGCGCTGCGGTTACAGTTGGAACTTGGGTGGTAGATCCAAGTGATCCGGGGTTTGTCCCCGGAGATTACACATACACAACTGTTGTCACAGGCCCAACAGGTATCGGTGTGTTTGAAGAACCAACACCGGCTACGGGGGGTACCATAGATGCTTCAAAAGCGTGGGAGTTGTCTAGGTCTACCTCTGGTTCTGGTACTACTACCGGAACCGTAGCAGTAACTTTGACACCGGGAGGAGGTTCTTCTTCCTTTACAGGTGGAACTATAACTTTTGAATACACATTGGAAAAGACGTAAAAATATGACTTACAATATAAATTTCACAGACCCGTCGAAAGACCCGATACAAGTCCCGGAAACTGGTATAAACGAGAGTTTGAGTGTCAAGTTTCCGGGAAGAATACGACTTGAATGGGGTAAGGATGTAAATGAAAATTTACTTAGAATGTTGGAAAATTTTGCGTGTCCTTCGTTGGATTCAAACGAGAGTGTTCCCGATCTGTCTATCCATGAAGGAATTTTATCCAATCCTGTTGATGGACAACTTTGGTATAATACGACAAACGAAAGAATTTATAAGTATTCGGTGGAGTCTTCAAAATGGCTCCCCCTAGCTAATAGGAATCAGATGTATGCTGCCAACTGGGGACAAATACAACACGGTGAACAGTTGCCTAGACCAGTAGCAACAAACGGTTATGTTTTTCCATATGAAGAGTGTATATGGTCGGTGTCTCCACACAATTATTTGGACGGATTTACTAGCGTAAGATGTTTTTCTTTTCCCAACGATTCTACTGTTGTAATGCAGTATCAATCTCGGGATCAACAGATTGTTGTCGACGGGGTAGCTAATTATTTAATTATAGGAATAACCGGGAACGACAACTTGGGTGAGTTTGTTCCACCTCCACCTCTGGGTCAACAAACTCCTCCAGAGCCTACTCCGGGAGTATCTAGCCCGGCAGAGTTTATTTTATATGACTATTCTTCAAATCAGGCAACGTTACCATTAACAGCGACCGCCCAGATAAGGACTGAAGAGCTTTCGGTGCTGGGGGGTGGGGGCATAACATATCAGGTTTCGGATAGCAGTGTCCAGAATTTTGAAGCGTCTGTATCGGATGCTACTTATGTTGCAACGGTTCGAGCTAGTATAGATAAAAATTCTTTTAGAATAATACACAAAGCCGGGAAAGGTGTTTCCGGTTCCGAGCTTGATCCGCCGATTGAACAAAGGACACATACATTTTTGACATGGACGGATCTCCCACTGGACAGTTACTCCACCCTGCATATCAGGGGCATATCGTTTGCTTCCGGGGCCGGGACAAGTATTTCTGACACTCACGCTATCTCTGTTGCAATAGGTAAAGATTTAGTGACTGTCGATCAAACTAGCGGCAGTGCTGGATTGATTCTCCCCGAGAAAGCTACGGTCGGAATATACGAAAACAAAAAGTTACAACCTTTCGTGTTTACGGATTACGTGTTTACAATACCCCCGGCGCTAGACAGGGTTAACAACAATATTACGATAACATATAGCTACACACACCTACAAGATTTCGAAATGTTGCACGACGGGGATATATACCTGAGTAATTGAATAAATAAAACATAGAGGATTTTTAGCACATGTATATATTAGTCAACCGAGAAAATGTTATTGTGGCAAGCTCCACAAAAAAGCCTTGTGTGGCAGATTGTTCAGAAAAAGGATTAATGATCTACAAGGTTGCGAGTGAAGAATACAGCCCCATGTTGATTGGACAGAAGCTTGATGATTTCGAAGCGGTGGAGAGAACCTAATCATGAGTGTAACTTACGACCTAAAAAAGACTGACAGGACGAAATCCGAAATATCTGTCGATGAAAATACAGAG